GATATTGTTAAGGAAATTATTGAAGATGTATTTGAAGATATTGATATTGAAATTTTAGTTTGTTATTTATAGGAGAGTGGATATATGCAAAATCCATTATATCTAGTTAAAGTAGAACCTAATGCAAATAATAATAAATATTACGAACTGATACCAGATGGTGAAGATTATTTTATTGCAAAATATGGACGAATTGGTGTAGGTGGATATCAAACAAAAAGATATCCTATAGGGAAATGGGATTCTACTTTAAAAAGTAAGATACGTAAGGGATATGTAGATCAATCAAGATTAGTTGCAGAAACTACTATTACACCAAACAAGAAAAAGGAATATCTTGATATTAATAATCTTTCCATTGCACAAATTGTAGCAAGATTACAATCAATGGCACGACAAGCAATTAAAGATAACTATACAATTTCTTCAAATAACGTAACCCAAACTATGATCGATGAAGCACAATTAATTTTAAATAATTTGATTAATACAGATGATATTGAATTATTTAATAAGATACTAGTTGATTTGTTTAAAACTATTCCTAGAAAAATGGGAAAAGTTAAAGATTATCTTGCAAAAGATGATAAAGATTATTCTGAAATACTTCAAAGAGAACAAGATTTACTTGATATTATGAAAGGTCAGGTTGTTCAACACTCTATTGAAGAAAAAGATGAAAATGAAGATGTTGTAACAGAAGTAGAAAATAATAAAACAATATTAGATGCAATGGGATTACAATTTGAAGAAATTACTCAAGAAGAATTGAAGATGATTAAGAAAGAATTAGGTGAGATTAGTAATAAGTTTTATTCTGCATGGAAAGTTATTAATTTGAAGACACAAGAAAGATATGATGAATTCGTACAAAAAGAAAATATAAAAGTTAATAAGTTATTATGGCATGGGAGTAGAAATGAGAATTGGTGGAGTATTATTAATTCAGGATTAAAAATAAGACCTGCAAATGCTTTGTATACAGGTTCGATGTTTGGTGATGGTTGTTACTTCAGCAATTCCGCAGATAAGAGTAAAGGATATACATCTATTAATGGGAGTTATTGGAGTAAAGGTACTTCTAATTCAGCCTTTATGTCATTAAATTCGGTTGCTTATGGTAAGCCATATGATGTATATTCATTTGATAGTAAATTTCATAATTTAGATTATAAGAATTTACAAAAAATGTGTCCTAATGCGAATGTATTACATGCTCATGGTGGTACTGGTATGCTTAAAAGAGATGAAATAGTTATATATAATGAAAGTCAAACTACTATTAAATATTTAGTAGAAATAAGATGAAAGGAGATTGCTATTGGAGGAAAGAATAAATAGAATAAAAGATTTAACTGGTAAAAAATTTGGTAATTTAACTGTATTGTCAATGCATAAAGAAAGAATAAAAAAGAAAATATATTGGCTATGTAAATGTGATTGTGAATTCCAAACAGAATTTTTAGTGCAAGGAAACAATTTAACTTCAGGTAATACTACTAGATGTAAACTATGTTCTTCTAAAAGTAAAATAATTAATTTAATCGGACAGAAATTTGATAGATTAGTAGTAGAAGAATTAATAGGAACTAAAAATAAAAATGCTGTATGGAAATGCAAATGTGAATGTGGTAATTATGTAATTAAGAATTCATATGAATTAAAACATAATGTAAATAATTCATGTGGTTGTTTAGATGAAGAAAAAAATTTAGTTAGTAAAGTATTTGGCAAATTAACAGTATTGGAGAAATCTGATAAAAGGTATTATAGAAGTTTTCTATGGAAATGTGAATGCAGTTGTGAAAATAAAACAATTATTTATGTTTCTACACCTTCTTTAAAATCAGGTAATACTAAATCATGCGGTTGTTTACATGCAGAATCTATGAAAATTATGGGTGAGAGTATTAGACAATTAAACGAATATGATTTGTCAGGTGAATATGGTATAGGTTATACATCTAAAGGAGAAGAATTTTATTTTGATTTAGAGGATTATGATAAAATTAAAAGATATACATGGTCATATAATCCTGATAATTATGTAATATCTAATCCATTTGGAAAAATAATTCGTATGAATATGTTGATTATGGATTCAAGTGGAGAAAAAGATGTTGATCATAAAAATCATATTACATATGATAATAGAAAAAATAATTTAAGAATTTGTGAACATTTTGAAAATATAATACATAGTAAAACATATAGCAATAATACTTCTGGTAGAAAAGGTGTTTATTGGGACAAATCAAGAGAAAAATGGATGGCAGCAATTACATATAATAAAAAGAAAATTCATTTAGGTAGATTTAATAGTTTTGACGAGGCAGTTAATGCTCGTGAAATAGCAGAAAAACAATACCATAAAGAATTTATTTGTATTATTTAATTAAGTTTCCCAAGAGAAAGTTTATATAAAAACCAAAAAATAAATTAAATTCTCTCTTGACAATTATACAGAATGGGAATATAATAATGAATGTAGGAAGGAATTAAGAAAAATTCATCAAAAATCAAAAAAGTAAGAAAATATCAAGTAGAAAGGGTGATTGGCAAAATATACCAATTTACAAACCCTTATAAATTAAGGGTTTAGAGCATGTCAACTTTCTAAAAATCATGACAAAAGGAATATTTTATGCAAACTTGAGGTTTAAGTTAAAATTAAGATAAAATTTAAAAAAGAAAAGGAGAAATGTTTATTTATGGTTGAAGTAAAAGTTAATCCGTACAAACAAATGGTAGTAGATTCTGTTAATGGTGATGTCACTCTTTCAGAAGGAGATAAGGTAAGATTTGTAACTGAGTCTGGTGAAGTTAAGATTGGAAATATTGTAAAACTGATTGGAAAAGGAGATAAACTTAAGATTCAATTAATGCCAGAAGGCAAAGAGTGTGAAGAACTTTGGTCTATTCTACAAATTGCGGATGGCAGTTTAAGATTATATGATGAAACTGAAGATAATGATGACGAAGAAGAGTAGGATTTAGTTAATGGATCTATTTTAATAAATAACTATACAGAATATAAAAATATAAATTTAAAGGAGAATAATATTACATATGGCAAATAATACATTTGAATTTGTTGGTAAATTATCAATAGGTAAAGAATCAGAAAAATTTAAACCTTACACTACAGAAAGTTATCCTAGTGGATGGACTAATAATAAATTACTTTTTAATGTTGTTGCAGGAGATAATCGTCACATGCTTGAATCTAAAGGTGGTTATTTTGCTAACGGAGAAGGTAAGATATATACTTTTTCTAAAGGTGGTAAAGACGCAGAAGGAAATCAAATAAAAGGTGAAAAACTAGAAATATTATGGAAAAATAGATTTGATCCAAAACAAATAGAAAAAGTTGCAGAATTTAAAAAATTTGTAATTGATTTAGAAGAATACGGAAGAAGATATAAATTAGAAAGAATTTTAGATGGTACTGCATCAGAAAAAGATGTAGAAGAATTAAATGTTGAAGATATAAATACAGAAATTGAAAATAGCAGAAAGAAAAGAAAAGAATTTATTGCTGAATCAGATTATACTGAATATTTATATAAAGTTATTTCTTCTGGTAAAGTAGACAATAGATTATTTAAAGTATTAGGAAATATAGTTTATCAATATTCAGATAAAACAGGCAAATATTATAGAAAATATGTACCATCAAGGATTTATCTTGTTGAAAAAGATGCTATCCCTACATCTACAGGACAATTGACAGTATTTTTTAATAAAGATAGTGTTGATAAAAGTTTACTCAGTAAAACTAATAAAATAAATATCAATACATATATTAGGGAATATGATAATACTAGAAAAGAAACTATTGGTTGCCCTGTAACATTAGTTTTAGATACATCAAAAGATGAAACTAATGAAGCAAATAAAAAATTAAATAATTTATTTGAAAAACAATTCACTGTTAAAGATAAAACATGGAAAGAAATTGGAGTAAAAGTTAAAATTTTAGATGGTTCACAAAAAGTTGAAATTACTCCTGATATGCTTGATGAAACACAACAAGAACTTCTTGAATTAGGTGCTATTACTCTTGATGATATTAGAAAAGAAATGGGAGATACACCTTTATACGGAGATAGAATTTCAGAAATGGTTATAGTAAATGTAGCAAAAGGATATACAAAAGGTCGTAAAGATACATTGTATAATGCAGATGATTTTATTGTTAAACCATTAGAAATTAAGAAAGATAATAAACCCAATGATGATGAAGATATTTTTGCTGATATGGATTTAGATTTAGAATAAGATTAAGGGGATGAAACTCCCCTTTAATTTTATAAAATAATAAATATTATATTAAATAAAAAGGAGATTATTTATGAGTAGAAGAAAAGTAGGAGTAAGAAAAGAAATTAAAGTTGATTTTGCAAATTTTAGTTATTTGTTAGATGGGATCGCCGGAATTGGGAAAACGACTATGGCATATGAAATTGGTAGAAAACTTTATGGAGAAGATGGATTTTTGCTTCTAACTATAGGTCAAGAACCACTTCCAGAACATTTAGGTGGAATACTCAATGATAGAGCAAATGATTGGGCAGAATTAGAACAAATAGTAGATGAATTAGTTGAATATAGAGATACAGATTATAAAAATTTAAAATTAATTGGTATTGATACTGTAGATGAATTATTTAGATTAGGGGAAGAAGAAGCAGTTTCTATCTATAATGCAAGTGTTATTCCAGAAAAAAGAGTAAAATCTATTTCCCAAGCATTTGGAGGATTCCAAAAAGGTGAAAATAAAGTTGTAGATTTGGCTATTACAACAATATTTAAATTAAGAAATGCAGGGTATGGAATTTTCTTTATTGGACATACAAAAGTTAAAAATAAAAAAGATTTAATGACAGACATTGAATTTGAACAACTCACTTCAAACTTAGATGCTAAATATTATAATGCTATCAAGGATAAAGTTAATATCGTTGCATGTGCATACATAGAAAGAGAAATGAATGATTTAGAAACTGTTAAAGATGCTTTCAATAAAAAAGATAAACAAGTAGGAAGAATATCTTCAGAACGCAGAGTTGTAGTATTTAGAGATGAAGAATATGCAATAGATGTTAAATCACATTTTATTGATATTGAACCTAAAATTGATTTTGGTGCAGATGAATTTATTAATGCTATTCTAACTGCAATCAAAAAACAAAAAGAAAGGTATAATTTTGAGGTAGATACTTCTTCTAAAGATAATATTATTGAAGATGAAATTAAAGAAGAATCTAAAAAAGAAACAGAAGATAAAATTGAAACAATAAATTCAGATATAATTGATGAAGCAAAAAATAAAGAATTAATTAAATCAATTACTACAAAATATAAAACTTCTACTCCAGAACAAAAAATAAAAGTTAAAGAAATACTTTCTAGTTATGGCACATCAAAATTTGATATTGCTTTACCAACAAAAGCATTTGAAAATATTTTATCATTATTTGAATAATAATTAAATAAAAGAGGGAATATTCCCTCTTTTATTATTAAAGAGGTGTATTTTATGCTTGTAATATGTAAATGTCATGGAATTAAAAAAGAGAGAAATACTTTATACAAAGTAGTTATAAATGGTAAAAATAATTATTATTGTAGTGAGCAAGATTATATTAAAATGCAAGAAGAAAAGGAAAGTAAAATAATAGTTTTTAATATGATAAATGATATTTTCGGATATAAAGTAATAAATACTGCTATATTTAAAGAATTAAGTGAAATATCTAATATTCATACTTATAATAAAATTAGTTCTTATATACAAGATAATAAATCACAATTAGAAAAATTTATGAAAAAAGATTTTGACACTGAATATGGCAAGATAAGATATTTTTCTACTATATTAAAAAATAATCTTGTTGATTATAAAATTCCTAAGAAAGAAAAAGACAAAGAAATAAATGTAGAAATAATTAGTGTTAAATATACTTCTAAAAATAGAAAAAAGAATCTTAATGAATATTTGGATGAATTTGAGGTGGTTAATTGAAAGATTTTATTAGTGGCTCAGAAAAATATCTTAAAGAATTATTACAAGGAAGGAAATCAGTAGAAGGTAATGTTATTGCTTGTATTTATAAAGATTTATTATTATTAGATGAAACAAAATTAGAAGTAAAAGATTTCTTATCTATTGACGGACGTTTTTATTTTGCATTAGCAAAAAATATTAGAGATAAGGGTTTTAATTCAATTGATGAAATTACTGTATTGTCTAGTATCTCTGAAAAAATTGAATCAGGATTCCAAGATAGAGGTGGATGGAATACAATTCAAAATCTTATAAATATTATTAATGAAAAAAATTGGGATACATATCTAGATATTCTGTATAGAGAAAATATTTTATTAAATCTTCATGAAAATGGTTTTAATTTATTAAAATTAATTGAAGAAAATGGCAAAAAAATTATACCAATTGAATTATTTAGAAAAATGGACAGCGAAAGTGTATTAGAATATTATGAAAATAAATTATCATCTTTTGCCACAGGGAATAGTAGTAAAATCTTAGAAGAAGGAGATTTAGAGATAAGTGACCAATTCATTAATGACTTACAAGAAGGTTTAGAAAGTGGAGTACCTTTTGATATATGTGGAAAAGACATTAATGAAAATGACGTAACTTGTTTCCCTTATACTTCTAATCAAATTGGTGGATTTTTAGATGGAACATTAAATATGTTAGGTGGTTTTTCTTCAAGTGGAAAATCTACAATGTGGATTACAATACTAATGGGATTAGTTAATTACGAAAGAAAGATAATAATTATTACAAATGAACAAAAAAGTTCTGTTTTTAAAATACAATTAATAACTTGGTTACTTGCTAAAAAATTTAAATATTATAAAGTTACTAAAAAGAAAATAAAAAATAAAGATGAGTTAACAGAACAAGATAAAGAATACATAAAAAAAGCACAAAAATTATGGAATGAAGAATATAAAAAATATTTTAAATTTATTCAAATTGCTGATGCAGATATAAATTTAGTAAAGAAAAAAATACGTCAATATGCTTTAAGTTATGGATTTGATACATTTTTATATGATACATTCAAAGCAGAAATTAGTAATGACAGAGGAGATAATAATTGGTTAAATTTAATTAAAGATTCTAGAGAATTAGATAAGGTTGCAAAAAAATATAATTTAATAGGATTGGCAAGTGTCCAATTAGCACAATCATTATTTGGAACATTATTTTTAGATGCATCTGTTTTATCACAATCAAAACAAATAAAAGAAATACTTGAAACATTATTATTAATAAGACCTGTATTTTCAGATGAATTAGATAAAGAAAATAAAAGGTTTTATTGTAGACCATTTAGAAGAAAATTAATTGATGGAAAATGGTGCGAAGAAGAATATGTTGTTGATGAAACTGGTGTATATAGAATGTTATTTTTTGAAAAGAATAGGAATGGAGAAAATTCAAGTGATACAGGAGTTGCTATGTTATTAAAATTTAATGGTAATACAGGTGTATTTTCTGAATCTGCATATTGCAGACCGAAACATGGTAAGATTGGAATATAATTTATAAGAATGGAGCGAATAATTTGTGATAAATGAAATCAAACAAAAACTCATTAATAATCCTATACATATTAATAATATATTAGAATATTATGAGTTTTATAATATTGATGTCAAATCACAAGAAATTCGTTGTGGTATTGCGGAAGATACTAATAAAACATCAATAAGAATTAAATTACATAATAATGATTATTTATATGTTTCTGATTATGGCAGAGGAATAAATTGCGATTTTATTAGTTTTATTATAAAAAGCAAGAATATCAAATTTAAAGATGTTATTAACATAATAAAAAAAGAAATAGGAATGGATAATTTTTATCATATTAAAAAAGTAATACCAATATTTGGTGGGTTTTATGATAAGATTAAAATTAAAAAATCATCAATTATAGAATTAAAATATTATGATGAAGATATTTTAACACCATACATAAATAAATTTAATGTAAAGTTTATGAAAGACGGAATATCTATTGATACACAAAAAAAATTTAATATAGGATTTGATATATCAACACAAAGAATTACATGTCCTTGGTGGAGTTTTGACGGAAGATTGGTTGGAATTACAGGGAGATATAATGGTGATTATGAAGAAGATAATACATTAAAATGGTTTCCAATTATACCTCATCCTAAATCACAAACATTATATGGATATACTGAAAATTATCAACATTTACAAGGATGTGATGAATTATATATTGGTGAATCAGAAAAGTTTTCTTTACAATTAGATACAATGGGAATATATACAGGAATAGCATTAGGAGGAAATTCAATTCATACTCCACAAATTATAAATATAATTAATCTTAACCCAAAATCAGTGTTTTTTTGTTATGACGAAGGATTAGATGAAGATATTATTGTGATACAGGTTAAAAAGTTTAAAACAATGATTAAATTCTTTGATATTAAAATAGGATATATAATAGATAGAGAAAATAAAATTCTTAAAAATGGTTCAAAAATGAGTCCAACTGATTTAGGTAAAAATAGTTTTATAGAATTAAAAAATAAATATGTCGAATGGATGTGACTTTTTGGGTAAAAAATGGAATGTATTAGAACCTAAAGAAATTTATGATACATATGATTCAATTACTAATAAAATATTAAAAATAAGAGGAATACAAGATAAGAATAAATTTTTAGAACCAAAAGAAGAA